GTTAAAAGATTTTAAACCTTCAGCTTCATAAAGTGCTTCAAATGGAGTGCGAGTAAGAGCTTGTTTTGCAATAGCAGCAAGTAATTCTTTGTTTTTTTCTTCATAATCAGCAGCTTTCTTACCTTCGTAAGTAGCTCTTGCGAGGTCGAGAGTGCAATCGACTAAGTTGTTAAAAGATTCATCGTAGAGATTACGATTGTATGCGAAATATTTTCTCATATTATCATTCCCTCCCTATATTAAAGATCAACAACTTCACAGAGGTACATTTTACCTTTGGATTCCATACCAGCTGTTAAGTCTTGTTCTTTTAAAATTTTAATAGCATATTGGCTACCTGTTGGGGCAGCTTTTGGATCGTGTTTGAAGGAACCAGCTTTTGCTTCGGCATATTGACCGACTGTTGGTTTTGCTTCAAAGTTGTCTTCACCTAACCAGAATTTGTCATGTTTGTGTAATCTACGAACACGAGCTGGTTCACCAGCAGGTCTTTCTAAGTTGAATAACTTAATACCCATTCTGTAGTAGTTTTCGTTAATTTCACCACCGTCTCTGTCAGCTAAGTCGATAATAGCGACTTCGTCTGTAGCAGCAGCTGGGGCGGCAGCTTCATATAAATCATATTCATAATCACCTGTAGCAGCGTATGTAGTATCATCCGCAAGGTCGCCTAAAACGACTAAGGAGCCATCTTTGACTGCGGATTCTAAAACAGCATTAGTGACTTGGGAATCTGCATCTTGAGAGAGCATCTTTCCAGCAAAAAATAGATAAGCCATAATTTTTCTCCTTTTTTGTAAAAAATGTTTTTTATATTATCAAAAAACAACAAATTGCTTCGGCTACAATATCTCGTTGTCTTTGATCATATCATAATAATGTGGGAATTATTTACGATTGTACTCTTTAAGGGTTTCCCACTTGTCTTTCTTTTTGCCCTTCTTTTCTTCTTCAACAAAATCATTTGTGGAAGGAGCGTTAACTGGGGCTTCAAAGCTAGCTGGTGCTTCTGGTTCTTTTTGTCCTTCAGCTGGTTTTTCGGCTGGAGTAGCAGCAGCTAATTCATATAATTTAAGACCGATTGACTTTTTAAGGTCTTCGATAGAAGCAATGTTGCCTTCTTCACATTCTTTTTCAAATGAAAGGGCAATTTCATCTGTTAATTTAGCATTGTTAATAATAACTTTTGCTTCGGCCATAAAGTTCTTATGAGCTTCGGCCTTTTCAATTTCAGCGAATTTACTTTCGAGTGCTTCTTTACTAGCGGTGAGTTCTTCACATTCTTTTGTAAGTTCTTCACATTTTGCTTCTAACTCAACACACTTTTCATATTGCGCTTTACAGTCATAATTTTCTGATAAAGCAATAGCTAATTCTTTTTCTTCAGGTTTGAGACCTTCAGCGATCTTAGCCATTAAGCCAATTAATTCTTTTTCATTGTCGACTGTTTGACCAAGGATTCTCTTTAAAACCGGAATAATATAATCGCTGCCGTCTAAGCAGTCAGCACAGCCAACGTAATAATTTAAGCAACATTCCAATGTTCCAGCAAAACCGCTAATTCTGTCTACAAGCCAATTAATATCACTAATTTCTTCTTGATTTTCATTGTTTTGATGGACAGTCTCTTGGTTGCCTTCACCATTTTCAAATTGTTGATGGTTTTCGCCTTCTGTAGAGCCAGTAATTTTGTTTTCTACTGTTGTGGCGACAATACTATCTCCAACGGTTATTGAATTATCGACTGGTCCTGTGCTTGCTTCGGAATTTTGATTTGTGTTTTCAAAATTAGCTTGTGTAGAATCAGTATTTTGTCCTTCAACAACGCTTTGTTCGTTTTCTAAAACCATTTCAGAAACTTCCTCCTTTTTACTATTTTCAGAACCGTCTAATTTCTCATAAGCTAATCTTAGGCTTTGCATTTGTTTTTCATAGAGAGCAGTCCCCATGATGTCAACAACAGACAATTCTGCGCCTGCGATGCCTGGTTCAACCTTAACGCCGTTACGGCTACCTAAGATTGTAATACCAACAAGGTTAAACGCATTGATTTTCATCACGCCATTTGGCAAATCTTCATAATCAGTGATATCAACTTCAACTGATACGTTTTTTGTAGGACCGCCATTTTGTTTTGCCTTTTTTGCATCCTGTAATAATCTTTTTACTTGTTTGTAATTGTATTGTGTCCATAAGGCACAACTTAGGACTATCCAAGATAAGCCAGTATCAGGATCATCGACAACCTCAACTTCATCGCTTTCACGAATAAAGCCGATAGGTCTTTCACCTTTTCTGACATCTGTAGTATCCCAATAATCAATGTTGGTGTCAGGATCTTCTTTCCATTCACCATTGTGACTCACAAAATCACCATTCTCCCAATATCCTAGAATAGGCTTGTTTTTAAAACTGTCTTTGGAGGCCAACAATGATTCTTTTGTGAACCACGAGTTGTTTCGGTTAGGATTAGCGGTGCTTATTGCTTTCATACGGAGTTCTAAAAACTCTTTCTTTAAAATGGACTTGATATCGATCTGTGTAGCATCTACATCAAAATAAAGTTTTTTACTTTCCACGCCTATCCCTCCTTTTCCTCTTTTTTCGTTTTTGTAGAAGAGCCTTTATTCTTTCTTGGCTTTTTAGCCTTTCCAGTTGTCAAAATTTCATATTCTTTTTCTGTGGGTATTTGTCTAAACTTTTGCATACAATCATCGACAAAGCTATTACCATTTAATGCTACATAGTCTTTATACATATGATCAACATTGGCAATATCGTAATCCGATCTAAAGTGCTTTTCCAAACATTTATAATACACTGTTAAAATTCGGTCTCTGAGTGCATCCAATGTTCCATCAGCGACTTTCGTAAGTTTAGAATTTATCCTTTCCAACTGTTCATTGATAGGATTTGTGTGAAGCTTAACAACTGAGTCCACCGTCTCTACCAATTTTTTGTCTGACTCTTCCTTTTCAAACTTTTGTAAACGAAGTTTCTCTTCTTCTTGCCCCTTCTTTTCTTTGTCTTTTTTCTCGAAGTATCTTGTGAAACTATGTTTTAGCACGATACCTACTATGGTAGACACCGCAGTACTAGCACCCACAGATATGAGAGCAACTAACCACTCTGGCATATGTCTACCCCCTTACAAAGCAATGAAGTGAGTGTAATCTCTTATATGAACATTTAGAGTATGTGCATCCATTGCATTGGCTGCGTTTTTCCATTCTTCTGCTTGTTTCACATAAGCACTCAACTTGACTAAGAGTTCTTCACAAAAAATCCTAACTTCGTCGTCCGCATTTAAATCGGCAATACCAATAAGTTTACGAGTTTCTTCCAAAAGTTCTACAAAAGTTTTTTCTAATTCTGCAAATAAATCTGGAAGTTTTTCATAATCCTGTTTGTAACCGTTTATGTCAACACGAATAGGACGGGCGGATAATTCTAACATTTTATCTGTTATCTCATCCGCAAATTCGGGGAGTTTGTGAGCCACGCGTAAATGAACTATTTTAGCAATCTCATTATAATAATGATAATCTAAGCAATACGCTAAATTATCAACAATAGCATTAGCGTTGAAACATTTACCCGCTAATTCATTCATTTTATTGTATGATTCTAATGACATTCTCATACGCGTGCTCCTCCTTTTTAATATTTATTTTAAAATACGCGCGAAAATACGCGCAAATTAAAAACTATGCCGATTCACGGCCTTCTTTGGTATTTGTACCATTCTCAATACCTGCAGCCGTGGCATCGTTGTCAACTGAATTTTCATCAGCATTTGGTCTTCCGACCTTCGCTTCCTCACCGCTTTCTTCAGCTTTTTCTTCCTGTTCTTCTTGTTGTTCTTGAGTCTCCATATCCATTTCATGTTTGGATTGTTGAGTATACATCATAAAGTACTTATAGAAGTCTAATGTCTTAATATATTCAGCAACAGCTTTAGTGTCTCTCATAGACATTCTTTCAGCTGACATAAGCTTTGGAAGTAAAGCAATATTGCCACTAGTGACTTGCTCTTTTAATAATTTCACATTATCAAGATGATTAAAGATATCATCCCAGATTCTAATTTTCCAACGATATTCTAAACCAATCTTGTGTTGCAAAATAAAATTAATAACGTTTTCAAATTGTAAAGTCACATATTCTTGTTGAGAAGCTGCTAATTGTTTGGCGACATTAACTTGCGCAACGTTTGGTTTGTTAGTTGTAACTGTTAAACCTGCATCGCCACTACTTGTGATAAAGTTATCTGTCGCAGTATTTATAATATCAGATGAATTAATATCTGAATTTAATTGTTGTAACTTGATATTTTTTGCAGGGAACAACCAACATTCAATATTAGTTGAAGTCGCTATATTGAATTGATCCATCATACCCCTAACTGTTTCTGGATTAAAAATACTTTCGTCCTTACCAGCACGAGGATTTGGGATAGGTTCAATTTCACCTGTTAAAACTGAAGTAAGAGGAGTACTAGCAATTAAGCCTGCTAATGTTCCATAATCAGTTAATTCTTGTAGCTTCAACATAAGACCCATTGTATCTGGAGCCACCCAAGGATTTGAGTTATCGCTACCGAATGTAAAACAATAATCAAAAGGAAGTTTCACCCAGAAAAAATATTCTTCTGTTTGTCCTTTTCCTTTTATATATTCTAATGTCGAAGTGTATTCTTTACCGTTATATGTAAATTTATAGTTTTTAGCGAGGTCTTTATTAAGCTCATATTTCTTAACACCATCTGCTGTGGTGATTTCGTTTACGACCTTTCCAGTAATCATATCATCCCACACTTGCTCAAAATATTCGCCAAAGAAAGATGGAGAATTAGCAATATTCATAAAATACATGAAATTGAAAGAAACTGTAAACCCGAGTTCACCTTTGCCAGTGATTTTCACCCAATCAGTTGGTAGCTTTTGCAATGTGCACCAATCAACTTTTCTTTGCTTACCTTCGCCAAGTATTTTATTTCTAAGGATATAGCTAGATTTACCTTCTCGCTTTACTTCAAGAGCAATAGTCTTAAAGGTGTTAGGAATGTTAAATGTTTCTAACCATTCATCTGTTAATCTATCTTCTGTTTTAAAATCTTCGTCTTTATAACTTTCTTTGCCTTCTAAAAGGGTTGGAATTTTATAATAACAATATTTAGGAATATCTGCTGACCTTCTTAAAATGTTATAATAAATTTGTTGAGAAGAGCTATTAGCCCAGCCCAAGCTACGAAGTTGAGATTCGCTGCTACCAGGATTTGATAAAAATTCACTGATATTAGCTTTTCCGTATCTTCTCGCTTGTGTATAAATATTTTTTATGCGTTGATTCTGCAAGAAAGGATTTAATTTATTCCATTTATCAACAACAGTATTTACACCCTCTATCTTAGCAGAAGATGCAAGAGACATTTTTTGAAAAACATTTCTCCATTCCTTTGTCAATCGATCAACTAAATCTTCTTGCTTTTTACTCATGTCTAGTCTTTCTGTATTAGTTTCATTGACCTCTGTATCCTCAACGGAGACATTTTTTGGTCTACCAACTTTTTTAACTTTTTCTCCCATTAGTCGTTCTCCTCCGTTGTGTCAGATTTTTGATTTTTTTGTTTTTCGACTGCTTCATCGATTAATCTGTCTAATTCTTTATCTAAATTTTTAACCATTTCTTCAGTTTGCTTTAAAATCTGGTAATTTTTTCTTGTAAACTCAGTATAAAAGATTTTTGTAACCTTATCTACTACCCACATATACTCTGAATCTTCTGCATGGGGCTCATGTTTTTCATCAAAAGTATCAATAAAGAATTTCTTGTATCCGGCCTTTCTAATAATTCGACCTATTTTCTTTTCGTCTGTGTCACCATCTATATCTGCAAAATACATTGCATTATTAGACCACAACCAGTCCCCTTTTTTACCTAATAATTTGCACAACTCGCTAAAAGAAGCGTTTTCTGCAGAAAAATCGGTAATGATTTTACAACAAATCATATTTTTCTCCTTTTACATTCCTAGTTGCGTAAACAACTAAATAAAACCTATACTAATATAGACTTTAATTAACTTTTTACGAAGGGGCCCAGTTTCCTGAGCCCCTGATACGGTGGGCCGCTTGCGACTTCCACCTTCGATCACTATGTTATTTGACAAATGGTGATCTCCCTTGAAAAGGAGATTTACCCTTGCCACTATTGTTACGAACAGGAGCCCTCCCCATGAAAGGATTTGGCTTGCTTTCTTCAATAGATTTTTTCTGTAGTGGATCACGTTTTATAAATTTAGAGTAATCAAGGCCTTTAGGCTCACCCAACTCAGCAGTTTCCTGCTCTTGTTTTATTGCCCATGCGGCCATTGCCATTACATAAGCACGGTCATCGTGGACCTTTCGAGCCCATTCAGGTGGTAAACCATAGCTTATTTTACCTGTTTGTCTGTTCTTTGCTCTTACGACCAAGCACATTTCTTCAACCATTAATCTCATTTGAATTAGCGACTCTCTTTCGAGACGACTAAGTTTACGTGATTCATCTATTCCTGTTTCTTCATTTGGAATTAATAGGAAATCATCTTTAGGGTCTTCCGCTGCAAAAATTAAATCACCCATAGGTGCTAAAGTTCTGACAGCGTCAAACATAGCAGTTCTATATTTATTTGGCTCAAGCATCTGTTCGACACCAGGAATCGCATGAGGATAATTTTCTGCCCAACGGACAACGTCTTCTATATTTTCATCATAGATACCAGGATGTGTCTTCCCATCTTCGTCAACCCAATCTTTACATAATTCTTGAGCAATAACAGGAGCTTGGCCACCAACACCAAACCTTCACACACAACTTTACTATTAAATTATTTTTTACGAATTTGAAAGGATTTTAAATATGAGCGTCCGTATGTTTTAAAAACATAGTCTAAGATACAAGACATATCATTTAGACTATAGACTTTTACACCGTGCTCACGCATACATTTTGTTTTAGCAAGTGTTAACTCTGAAACATTTTGAGAATTATATTCTACAAGATCACTGTTTTCGTTTAAATAAAAGTCGCCTTTTATTTCTATTAACTCACCTTCACATAAAAAATCCGGAAAGTACTTGTGAGCCTTATTACCCACAAAGTAGTCAAAACTGCAAGGACAACGTTGGATATCTTTATTGTGATCCTTACAATAAATCCAAAAAGCTAATTCCCAAGAAGAGTCAAACATTTGGCCTTCAAATTTATAAAATCTTTTACTTTTACTGTGATATTCAAGAGTTTGAGTATAAAAAGGAACTCCATATTTTCTAATAAAAGTCTGTCTTGCTTTATCTACTGCGAGTGGATTTTTTGATATCCAGTCGACCCCATATTTTTTCAAGCAAGTCTGCCTTACATGTTCAACCATCGCATCAACCTTTTTTCGATAATAAGGTGATTGCACAAACATGGAACCATATTTTTCGGTCTGTACGCGCCTTGAAGCAATTAATTGTAATTCCAAAGATTTGGAAATATTATATTGTTTTAAACGCCTTCTGATTGTGCGCTCATTTACACCAAAATGAGACGCCGTCTCATCTGTAGTATGATTTTGAACTATATAATACTCGTATAATTCTTTTGCTTCAATTTTTTTAGTAATGCCGCAGACTTCTGCTGCTTCTTTTAACGAACGGCCAATTTTCAATCGCGCTAAATCTTTCTGTACCAGATAAATAGCTATACCATACCGTTCACTAATTTGTTTAGTAGAAAGCTTTTCTTCTAAATAAACTTTACACAATTCATCATTTGTGTACGGCCTTTCTATTTTTTTCATAAATATTCTCCTATCAGAATCGTATATATCGTAGTGGTAATCTTAGCGATAGGACCAAGAAACGGTTTGCAACCCGCTGTCCCACTATAATATAATAATTTAATAATAAAGTTGTGTGTGTTTATTCATATAATTTCGTTAGAATTATATAGCTTATTCAGCATCTTATATTTTCATATAAGAGTAGACTATATCTTCAACCCTGAGGGTTGCTCTCCATTTCGGGACACTCGCCCCTACTCCCTTGCGGGATAGTCGTTGAACCTTCCTCTCTTCGAGGCTTGGCTGCTGGTTATCCAATCTTATACTTTTTCACTTCTTGTTTAGGCATATTTCATCCTTGCATCTAGTATTATAAGCTCTAAGGAACTTCCAGTCAATTAAAAGAGTTATTTGGTACATTTATAGTCCGTACCTTACATATCACTATGTAACTTGACTTGTGTTGTCAATCAAGTAAGACTTTAACATTATCATATGCTGGAACACGATCTCCGCCATTCCAATAATAAATAATTTCACGTAATCTTTGAACTTGTTCAGCGATAGTCATAGGCTTCTTAACACCATCACCATAAAGATGAACTAAATTTTCCATATGAACAAACTTACCTTTAATCCTACCATCTCTTTCAATAATTTCAGTAACTAATACTGGAGAATTATCGACACGAGAAGCAGGGTCATAAGTAATAATATATTTATGCTTCTTACCACCCCATTGTCTAGGAACGAAATTTTCTCTGAATTTCACAACGTCGGAACGTGATAAAACACAGTCCTCACTGTCAAAGCGGTCGAAAATATTGTAATATTCACGGAACGCAGAGACAGGATTTTCTCTCATTCTTTTATCAATGGTTTCTTGAGTAAGTAATGGAGGGGTTGGTAAGCCATTCATTGTTGGGTGTAAAGGAGCTTCACAGTTAAGGTCGGCGACAAAGTAGTCTTCATTGCCAATTAACATCTGTTTAAAAGCGTCTTTATATTTTCCATAGAATGGTGAGTTAGTATCTGTGGCAGAACCAACATATAACATTAAGTTTGGTATATCAGGTGGATAAACGTCCGCATCATAATTCGCACCAGTCTTAAAGTCAGAACTCTGTGTCGCGAATGGTTCTACAAGGTTAAATAGTTCTTGTGGGATAATACCACTTTCATCAAAGCCTAAAAGATTACTTCTCTTACCAACGGTATTCTTTGCAGCACCGACGACGGCTAAAACATTAGAGCCATTAAGAAAGGTAACAGAGTCACCCTTCTTTTGGTCATGTGTAAAGCCATCTGTGTCTGCTTTAGATTTTGCAATTTCATCAAAAACAACTGTATTTTGTCTAATTAAAGATTTAACGTTGTTTTTAATAATGTTTTCCATCGTCATAAAAGATTCAGATGATTGTCTACCGACAGCACCTATAATATTAATTTTAGATTTAGGAAATAAAATTGCACGTAATTGTAATACGATAGCCATTAAAAAAGATTTACCAGCGTTTCTTGAACACACCCACACAGCAACTCTGCGAGTCCATGTGTTGGCGATCAACCACTTTTGATAATCTAATAAAGGTATCTGTAATATTTTTTCTACAAATTGGACAGGATTTCTTCTGCCCCATTGAATAAGTTGAACATATTTTTCCATAGCGTCTTGGTCACGGATAGTAAGGTTATTATCCGTTGTATTACCATAAACACTAATCATAAACTAACGGCCATCCCATAAATCATATTCACGATTAATAAATTCGTCAATATCTTCTTCTGCGATGCCCTTTTGTTGATATTGCTTTCTTAGCTGCTCAATTAATTTATCTTTTGTGATTAAAGATTTAGCAATACGCAAAGCTTCTTTCATCTCACGAACTTTGCTTTGAGCTTCGTGAACAATTTTATTTTGCTCAACTAATATATCTACATAATCTTGTCCTGTTAATTTTATTTGGTTTAACATAGACTTTACAGAAATATCAGATATTTGTTCTATGCTCTTACTAGTAGCAATATCATAGTAGTTAGTAATGCCTGGATCATACATATGTTCATCTATCGTATTCATAACATCGGATAACATACCTTTACCGTTGCTACCCAACGCTCTGCTATTAGAAAAACCGTTCTTTTCACTAATCGCAAGGACAGAAGTTGTCATCTTTGCGATCATTTCCAATTGTTTATCTAATTGTTTTTGCGTATCATCATCAAGTTGACCGCTATTAATAATTCGGTTAACGTTATTTTGGTACTTTCTAATATTATTATAACCAGTAACAACTTCAACAGCAGCTTTTGCACGAGGAATATCTTTTCTCATGCTGTCAGTGAGCATACCAGTTAAATCTCTATATAATTGAGGCTTATCATCAATTGGATGTTGATCGAACGGATCGTAACCAATAATTTTAATAATTTGCTCTCTATCTTTTCTACTTTCTTCTGGAAGACCAGCGACAACTAATTCTTCTGAATAAATTTGTTCAAAGTTTTCCATTTTAATTTGGTCAAAAAAAGTAATACCATTGAAACGGATATCTGCTTTAACAGTGTCTACATATATTTTTGGTAACTTCGCGTAAGCTTCATCACCTCCACCTTTTGTTACAAGTGCAAAGATGTCTTCCGCGAATGCAATATTATGTTTAAAGCAATACTCAAAAATAGCATGCTTATGATCACCACTATATTTTTGAACCAACAGTAAATATTCATCTTCTGACTTGGTATTGTCAGGTTGATCATTTGCTTCTTCGATTGCTTCTGCTACTTCAACCACTTCCGCATCAGTTAACATTTCTTCTGTCATGATGGCTCCTCCTTTTGCTTCCAAAACACTCATAATAAAAGGCCCTGTTTCCAAGGCCCTTGAGTTATAAGTGTTTCTCGATTTTATTTAATGCTTTGAAGATTGATAGTAATATTCACTAAGCTATCTCCTTCAAAGATTAGTAATGTTTGTTCAGGCTCACCGAACAACCCATGTTTTTCGCTATAGTCATCTAAGCCTTTAATACTACCATTCACGAACACCTTACTATTTAAGAATGTTTTCATTTTTGTAGAATGCCAATGACCAAGTGCGACATACTTAATAAATGAATGTGTCGCGGCAACATATGATTGTACGCTGGTGTTTACTGAAATCTCATGACCATGAGCAAACACGAACTTATCACCATTATTTAAAGTGAACAAACCAATATGTCTATCAAGATTATCGTTTGCAAACACGACATCTGTATCTTTTAATCTTTCTGCTAAATACCAGTCGATTAACTTTACTAATGATTCTTCATCTTTCGCGGCTTTATAGTCCATGATATATCTTGAATGGTTGTCCAAACAACTTCTATATGTCACTTCTGGAATTGCTTCCGCTAATTCAGCTAAAGCGTTAGCAACAACTTCAGCAGCAACCATTGTTTGATCCACTGCGTCAATTTCTTGGCCTAATCTTGCCGTAATATGAAGATCATTTTCGATAAGATCACCTAGATTGACAACATGGAGTTTTTCTACACCCATGCGTTGACAATAGTCGATTGTTTGTCTAACAACTTCTTTAACTCTACGTCTTGCTATTTCGACGTTGAATTTATTAAAGAAATTATCGACAACTGAACCAATGTGAAGGTCTGAGAATAATAACACAGCTTCAGCATTGTTTGAATCATAACATACGTCCTTTTTAAAATCAAGTGGAGGTAACGGTCTGACAGATTCTTTAATCAAATCTTTCATAAGTTCCACACGAGCATCTTCTCTCAATAATGCTCTGTAGGTGTTCATGTGATCTCTGGTCTTTACTTGTTGTTTATAAAGGCCTTGCTTTAATGCTTCTGTTTTTTCTTCAAACTCTGGGAATGTCATGTCACCAATAGTTTGACCTGATAACATTTTTTCGTTATGGACAATTGTACCGTCATCATAGCGCATTTGTTTAAAGTGTGTACGCAACGCTTCACCTTTACGAGGTTTGCCATTTCTACCAATGGTACCAAGCATACCTTGTAATTCGTCCCAGTTGCGTTCACCGACACTAATTTCAGTTGTGTACTTTTTACAAATTTCGTACACTTCTTCTTCAGTATACTCGCCAGGATTTTTTTCAAAGGACGCTACATAGTCAATAAATTCTTGTTTTGTCATTCGTTATCTCCTTGTTACTTTCTGTGTTCATTCGGGATCTTATAAAACTTGTGTTTTATCGTTTTTATTTGATCCCTTTCCCATATATACAAATTGTGTTTTTCCTGTTTAAAATCTATTATTTTTCTTCGATCTTTTCAGACTTTTTTGAATAATAGTATTTTTTAGAAGCGACATTAATTAACTTTTTCCTCTCTTTTTCATAACAAGTAGGACACAAGAAGCGCTTACATTTGCCCCCAAATGCAAATTGCTTGCCACACAAGGAGCAAGTTTGTCTATTTTCAGCAATAAGTTTAAGAGCTTTTTTTACGTCGTCAAGATTTTTTACTTCGATGGCTTCATCATCTTTTTCCTTTTCGGCCCAGTCAAACCAATAAATACGACCACCTTTCTTCTTGGCGATGCCACTGCTTAACACATAACCGTCTCC